GTCTTCGTGCTGATACGTACTCAAAAAAAAAGCCCCCCCCTCCGTCAATTTCCGCTGCCTGTCTTCCTATCATGGCACCGTTTGCACAGCGCTTGCCAGTTGGTTTTGTCCCAAAATAGTTCTTTGTTGCGTCTATGGGGGGTGATATGGTCAACCACCACCGCCATTGTGTATTTATCTTTAGCCATGCAATGCCTGCACCACTTCGCTTGTGCTAGAAATACTTTAGATTGCTTCTGCCATGCTCTATTGTATCCCCGTTTATGCGCTGAATCACGCTTGAATTGGGGGGATACTGGCACCTGCTTCACCTTCTTGCATCGGCACGCTGCCTGCCTGCACACATGGCACATGGTCACAACATCAACCCTGCCTGATGCTGTTCTATTGTGTCAATAGCTTCATCAATGCCATGCTCACCTGCTAGCAACAGCAGTTCAAGCACATCATCATCACTGCATCCTTCCAGATAGGCCACTGCACTTGGTGATAGTCGTTTGACTATTGCAATTAGTCTTTGAAACATTTGATTCCCCTTGAATAAATAGTTTGATTGTCCCCTTTAATATCGGTAATTCAGTATAGCAAACATCAATAAAAAACGCGCCTGCTGGCATGTGGGGAAGATGTGGAACACCAGCAGACGCTCCAAGGGGAATGATCATTATAAATTAACTATCGGTCTGATAGTTAACCTGAATAGAATTGTTTATATGAGAAATGAAATAAAACGTAGATCTGGCAACGTGCAAGTGATTGATGCACGGATCAAATCTGTTAAGCAGCACGTGAGAATGCTTGCATTGTCAGATCTGCATTTTGACAATCCAAAGTGCAATCGTAAACTGCTTAAACAGCACCTTGATCAAGCTATTAAATCTGATGCTTTCATCTGCATCTTTGGTGATTTGTTCTGTGCCATGGAAGGTTTTGGTGATCCACGTGCATCCAAATCAATTAGGCCTGAGCATATGCCTTCTTCTGGTGGTGCCTATCTTGATTTGATAGTGCATGAAGCTGTTGAATGGTTTAAGCCATACGCCAGCAATTTGTTTCTAGTGTGTCCAGGTAATCATGAAACTAGCGTACTAAAACGGCATGAGATAGATCTGATTGATAGATTCTGCACGATGATGCGTGCAGCTGGTGGTGTGGCCATATCTGGTGGCTATGGCAATTTCTGCAAAATCAGATGTGACTATCAAAACAACAAACTATCTGATGTGATTTATAGCCATCATGGATATGGTGGATCTGGTGCATGGGGCAGACAAACCAACGCCTTCCAGAAATATCTCACCCAATGCACTGCTGACATTTACATTGCCGGCCATATTCACCGTAAAGAAACATTCCCACACGTGCAGGCATATCTCGATTCTAAAAACACCGTGAAACAACGAAAAATACACTTTATACGCACCGGCACTTATAAAGATGAATTCAAAGATGGTGCAGCCGGTTGGGCTAATGAGAAAGCCATGGGTGCTAGGCCTATGGGCGGCTATTGGATTGAATGGTATTATCAAGCAAAATCATGGCACCGCAAAATCTATGAGACTGATTCCTGATCAAGTTTATATGCAAACGCTTTCAACTTTTTCAGTTCATGCACAATCGTTTCACTGCATTTGCTTGGTTCTTGCTTATCTAGCAAATTAACGACATTAGCCAATGATCCCTGCACAGTTGCTCTAAATAGCGTGTGTATTTCAGATTCTTCTGCCAGATGCCGTCTGAGCTCATCATTTTCTGTTGATGCACCCTGCAATGCTTTCCAGCTCAATTCCAATGTTCCCCAACCAGCACCATTTCTGTTTGTCAGCACATTGCATTCACATCCAAGAAATGCACCTGAGTGAGACCAACCACGTGTTGGCTTAAATCCACATTGTTCACATTCTGGCAAATACTCTGTGTCGTGCCTGCTTCTGATGCTGTTATTTATTCTTTGTTGCAACTTTGTTAAATCAATCATTGTTTCCCTCGATTTCCACTAATGAAATAGCCACGTTTCCTGGCTTCTCTACCCCTGCACGTAACACGTGCAATTCATCAATCTGTTCATCATCATCAAACACACCTGCATGATCCAATGAATCCAGCAGGCTTTTTAGAATATTATCCAGATCCCTTTTTCGTCTATCCGGCATGGTTGCAATGATAGTGACCGACAACCTGCCATGTAGTGTTTCGCATCCATCCAGCTGCTGCATCACGTCTTTTCTGTACTGCCTGCCTTTAGGTGATATCACCATGCGGTTGTTGAACTTCCGCCAATAAGTGTTTACGGTTGGTGGATATGGCAGCACTATATTCATATGTCATTGATCCCTGCAATGGCTTTGGCTTCTAACCACGTAATGGCTTTAGTTGCATAACCAAATCGGTCTATGTCTTGGCTTACATGCTGCCTAAACTCACAAATTGCCGTTGCACCAATCGGCCACCACCGTTTTTTCCAGTTGATGTAATCATTGAATGGTGATTTTATTTTGACATTAAATTTGTCACGTAGATCGCGGGCAGCACATTCAAACCGTATTGGCTCCGCTGGTGTTTGGTCACTGATCCAATCTTGAATCGTCATAGATGCTTGCCAGCCATAGGAATTGATATTGCTCACCCACTCTTTCAATGTTTTTGTTTTCTTGCCATGCAATTCCCACTGCTTGACATAATCATCATATAGCTGCAATGCACGTGTGAATGGATTCCTAACAATTACAGCACGTCTAAAATGCAAATATTCATCTGGTATCTGGTTGCTGTGTAGATGCGTCCAATGCGTTTGACCACTGGCCATCAACACCATTGCACCTTTTCGATCACCCAAACAGTTGTGGATCTTTTCTGCCTGTGTTCCTGGTGGTGTTAGAATCACCAGTTTTTGTGGCTTTAGAATCAGCACTTTTTGGCCTCCTGCCAGCTGTAATGAATGAGATAAGGTGTGTGAGTATACCAACCTGCTTGAATCCTGCTTTTCCTAGTTGCTGATCGAGTTGCGCCAAAATATCAACATTGTTGGTGACTACTTTGCACCGTTTGTTTTCACCCTGCTTAATGTACTTTGCCCTGAGCATTTTTTAATTCCTTTAGTTTTGACCTTAATCCGGCAATAGTTTCAGGATCACCGTGCTTTTGCAGTTTGCTGATCTTCTGCTCAATGCTGTAAATCTCACCAGCCATCACATCTGCTTTGGTTGTACGTTTTGCCGGTGCTGCTTTTGGCACTGGCTCAACATCCATATGCACCAACGACTTCCAGCCATTTGCAATGGCACGTGATATTTTTAATTCTAGCTGTTGTGCATCAAGATGTTGCACGGTTTTTGCGAATTCCTGCAGCTGCTGTTGTGTGTATCCACCCATCTGCTGGCGGTACTGATACCACTTTTCCATTTGTGCGTGTCTGGCTGGTTCCATCTCCGAAAAAAAACTAATCCCCCTATTTATTGTTTTCTTTGATTCTTGTTTTCTTATTCTGTGTGCCGTCTGCGTATCCGTTTGCATATCCGTGCGTGTATTCGTTTGCGTATCCGTAAGCGCGCCACCATTTTCGTCTGTGTGTTGGTAACTCCTGTAATTACAGACACTTACAACCGTAAACTGCGCGCCGCTTTGTATGTCAATCATCTGCATCGCTTTCAGACGCTTAAAATGCCGCCTGACCGTGTTTACACTGCATTCAAGGTGCAGTGCAGCACGGCCATATGAGGTGGCAAATTGACCTGTTTGCAATGCTTTGCCAGTGTTTAATGTCACCGGCTTAAAGTTTGCCTGACATAGGATCCACAGCCACGTTTTCAGCAATCTAGGATCCTTGAATACTTCGGAATCCAGCAATCGGCGATGTAGCTTAATATATCCGTTCATATTCATCTTCATCGCCTTTGACAATTAGCCCCTGCAAATCCAGTTTGGCAAACACTGCAATTTGTCCTGCTTGAAACGCCGTAACTTTGTATTTGCGTTTCTTCTTGCACTCAATTGTAAAACCTTCACGCGCCCTCCATATTTCATAGATTGAGAAATTCTGCTCAACAGCCATATTTGGATTCGTTCCATCCTTCCAAACCTGCACCCAATGTTGGCCAAAATCTTCCCAAACAGATGCACACCATATATCACCGGCATCACTCTTTGTTGTCCTGTACGTTCTGTGATAAATCGCCATAATCTTTCCCCTTAAATAAAAAAAAACGGCTGCCAATGTCCCCACTGACAGCCGTTATCCCAGACGGCTTCAGCTGCTCGAGTTACAGCCTCCACCTAGAATGGTATATCGTCCTCTTTTTCAGCTTCCTTGATATCTTTTTGCAGTTTCTTTTCTTGAACATCACTGGCAGCTAGGTGGAACTTGTTGAATTCGTTTCTTTCCTGCCCATTCTGCTTTTTGTACTTGTGGATGTATCCACGGCCTGTTTTATTCAACAGATCTTCTGCATCCACTTCACCTGCATCTGCTTCAGCAATCAACCCAACTGATCTTGCTAGTTGATCCACTAAAAATGCACGTGCTTGCCTAATAAACTGTGAAATCTGCACTGTGTTGCCATCATCAAGAAACACACGGCATTTGATAAACATCTGTGGCTTGCCTTCCCACTGATCATTTTGATCTTCAGCTTCGATAATCTCAAATTCATAATCACCTTCAGGAATCAGCCAATTCTTTTGAATACTGTCAGGATCCCATTTCATACTTTACACCTCTATATATACATATATTCTCTAACGTAATTAAACCGATACGCACCCCATGGTTTGTTCGGATCCATCCCTGGATTTGTTTCAATGTCATGCCGTCAAAATACTTTGGCAGATCCGTAATGCACTCAAATGCAATGCACGCATCCAGCACTTTCCTACTAACTCGCACCCGTCTCATTTAACCGCCCTTCACAGTATTCAATTGACTTTTCAACCAAATCAGATGGCAATTCTGCCAGATCTTGCACTTTAGCCTTCTGCAGCCATTTATCTACTGTCGGCTGCCCAATACCGGCTTCACGTATAAGACCCGTTAGAACGGCCACACGGCTTTCTGGTGCGGTTTCTATCGTTGTTACGCTGGCATTTAGATGCTTTTCACCATACTTCTTGGCGAATGTCTCAAAATCCAGTGGGAAACGCTCATTTAGCTTAAATCCCTGCAACCGCTGTTTTCTCACTCGCATTTCACGTTTATCTGTGCCACGCAATAAGCATTCCACCCACAAATCCAATTCGTGATCCATTAAATTCATGCCATCAAACGTGGTTTCATTGGTTTCTGATCCATAATCCTGCTTACTGTGGCAAATTAGCACAGCATTCATATCCAGCTTATCCAGCCATTCAAACAAGATCTTGACCTGTTTGTTAGCTTCACGCTTATCTGCACCAAATGATGTGCCAATCTCTTTTCCGTTTACCTTTAGCTTTGAGCACCTTGAAGCTTCAACGCTGTACATCTTGCTGAATGAATCAATTACTACTGTTTTATAATCGTGTTTGTTTGTCGCCAGCCATTTGATCAACTTAATCACTTCCCCTATATCCTGGCTGCCATCATCACGGCCAAAGTAACTGGCACCACTGGCTTTCAGCTGGTCTGCGTACCATTCACGTTCTGCTGATCCTTCAACATCTATAAATGCAACGTTTGGAAACTGCATTGCAAACACTGTTTTCCCTACGCCGGCTTTGCCAGATAGAATGATCTTTGCACGCTGGCTTCCTCTAGCTTCTGGTTTCTTGAATGGATTCTTCCCCATTGTTTAGTTCCCCTCGTAAAATTTTTACATGATCCGGTGCATTAATTTCAACTTTAACGCACCTATTATTAACGCTGTGAAACACAATTTCACAATCTTTGTTGATAATTAGTTTTTCGCCAATCCTTCGGCGTACTACCAATCCCATAATTTCCCCTTCCTTGGTTAATCAAATAAAGTTTTCTGTTTCTGCTCCACTGTAACGATTGTGTCATTATGCCAGCCACCGTGTGCAACCAGCAGTATTTCCACAATTTTGAAACCGTGTTTTTTACCAATGCCGCCACTGTTCCAACCACACGTGATGCAATAGCCACCAGCAGCCGTGACCCTTGCTATTTGCTTTTTGCACTTTGCCCAAAATGATGCCTGTGTGGTTTCCATGTTCACGGACAGATTTAATGCCTTATAGCATTCTGAAACCTGCCGTGGTGAATACGGTGGATCAAATAAGACAACATCAATAGATCCATCGGCAAACGTCCTGATGAATTCTGCTGCATCCATGTTGTGGGTGGTTTTATATGAGCAATCGATATCATTTGTCCATGTTGCCAGCTTTGATTGATTTGCAAACGGATCAATAGAAACCCCGTGCAGATACTTAACAATTAGTTGTTCTATTGGCTTGATGGCAAATGTGTTTTTACTTGGCATTGCCCATGATCTGCTGATAATCATTATTCAAACACACCTTCCAGCACCTGTTGCTGTTCGGTTGTTGTTCTCAATATTTCAAGCAAATCATCCACTGTAAATTGCAAATGATCTACTGGCACTTCATAAACTGTTGGACGTAGTGCAAATATATCTGCATCTGGTATGTCACCCCATTCAGCTGCACCATAGAAATAAACCTTGGATCCATCAAATCTCATGCACAGATACAATGCCACACACTCTTCGTGCATTAATCGGTATCGGCTCAACCTAATTCCATCGGTTGCTTCATTAAATCCCCACCCAGATTCAAACGGCACTGTGCAGATTCCAAGCAGCTGGCCTGTTGTGGATCCTTCACAGGTGAAATCATTGGGACTATCAGAATAACACCACTGGTGATAAATCTGGTTATTTACACACCATCGGCTGAACGCCCATTGTGCAACCAGGTGCAGTGCTACATCATCGGCTGTGTAGCTTCTTCCCTTGAATCCCTTGGTACGCTGGCCAAACTCTGCCAGCTGCTGTGCCTTTTGATTAATACGTCCACGCACTGATTTTGGCACTTTAATAATTTCAGCACGGCCGCTTTCCATTTGAAACATTCCCTGTTTCCCCTTGTCTAATTATCTTTCAAACTCAAATCCAAACCAACAGCATTTGCCATTGCTTTCAGTGTATCATATTTCGGCGTTCGTTCGCCCTTAATGATCCGGTGCCAACCGCTTCTGGATAGCCCCGCCTTGCCTGCCGCTTCCGCGACAGACAGGCCGAGCCGCTCCCTACTCTGTTCTATCTTGTTAATCATCTATCCCCAGCTTTCCAGCTTCATAGCTTGATCTTTAGTCATTGCACCGTAGCGCACTAATTCCGCCAATGTCATTGGCTGTAAGCGATCGCGATAACTACAGTCCTTAATTTTTCCTTCCGGTAGCTGCAACCAAGCAAGTTTTTTGCGTGGTTGGTAGTGGTACAGCGTGGCGTATTTAACTTCAACCCACTCATTACGAATAACGCCGTCCGTGTAATATTGAGCCTTTGAAACCGGCTCCCTAAAAAACACTTCGCGCCCTTCATACATCTTTTTAAACATCAAGTGCATTGCGTTCTTTTCGTCTGTGCTGTGTTGCTGGTCGATTGCCCGCCCTAGCTCGCGCTTAATTCTTTTAACGGCTCTTTCACAAACTACCCCGTGTGACTTGAGCACCTTGATGACGTCAGCTTCTAGAGCCTCTTTGTTAATATCACTTTTCATCGTTTCAACTTTCTAAATTAAAAATTTGAATATGCCGCCCCGAAAAGCGGCTGGGTTTAATTATTTGCTATACAAAAAAATCAATGTATTCTTTGGCGATTGCTAGGGTTGCCGTCGTTTGATTCGTGGCGTCGTACCCTTCGAAACAGCTATCACCGATACCCTCTACTTGTTTGTAGATGTACCAATATCCTTTACTACTATAAGGCATTTCGTAAAACACGATCCTAAAGCCCCTGTAATCATAAACGCCGGCCTCGATTTTCTTCGCTCTATGTTTTTTAGTGTTAGCTATCATTTTTCATTCCTCCGCAAGTTGTGCCGCCCCGAAGGGCGGCGGGTTTGTTAAATATTTTGGTTGCTATAGGTTCCACGGGCTGCATCTTTTTCGATTTTCTCGATCGCTTCATTTTTGAAGCACTCATATTTGATCGGGTGTTCGTTGACAACATGAGAATAAGAGTACCGGCCAACGCTACAGTTGTTGCCGGTGGCTTTCCAAAAAGTACCTTTTGGTAAAAACAGCTTCCATGAATTGCCGTCGTCTATTAATTCGCATTTGTATAGTTCGCAGAGTTCGTTTAATCGGTTTTTAATTTTCATCGTTTTAACTTTCTAAATTAAAGGTTTGAATGTTTAACTCTCATATGTATAGTATCGGTTATCTGTTGCCAGTTGTCAACAATAATATCAAAAAGAAAACACGAATATTAAAAAAATACCGTGTTTATTTTGTCAGCAAGTGCCAGACGATAGAACCAACCGCTCCGGCTAACGCCGTAAACGTGCTACGGGCTAACCATTTGTTGTTGTCTTCCATCTTCGCTATACGATCTTCTGCAAGCGCCTGACGCGTTCCGAGCGGAGGCTTGCCGTTACCCTCGTGTAACTTACAGATAGGCTCTAGACGCGCTGTGAGGCGTTCTAAGAGTAGCTTTATTTCGGTTATGTCTTGTTCCATGCTAAAAGTTACCGGCGGGCGGATCGTAACCCACGCCGCCGGCTTTCCTTCGGAGGATCGTTATATTTTGCTACTGCCGTATTCTTCAGATGTTATCCAAGCGTTTAGGCTGGTTGATGCTCCAGCGCTTGAAACAACCAAACGCACCTTGCATGGATTCAGCTTGAAACTAAAAACACCATCTGCTGTCAATTCACCATCTGTGCCGGAATCAACCCACGTTGAGCCACTGTCAGGTGATATTTGCAAATTAACTTTGCCACTGTCCCACGTGCCGGATGCAATAACTTGCCCTTCGCCACCATCCCAGTCCAGCGTGCTGCTATTTGTGTTAGATGTTTGGCTTGTAAATATTTGATCAAATGTAAACATTATTTATTTCCTTATTGTGGGAATCCACCGCCGCCGCCGCCATAGCCGCCGTCGCCGCCACCATAGCCGCCATCGCCGCCATCATCACCACCGCCTGGATCTTCACTGTATCCACCATCACCACCACCATTGGTTGTGATTCGTTTGCCATCTAGTTGTTTAATGACATCTTCAACTGCTTTGAATGCTGCTTTATAGAATGCCACTAATTGATTCCTTTATCTGTGATCTTACGCAAAACAATATTTATTGCTGCAACCACTCCACCAACAATGGCCGCCACTTCTGGATTATCTGCAACCCAATCACCATTGGTTAATGCTGTTAATGAACTCACAATAAATGCCAGCACGTTCACCCAGATAGTTTTACTCTGATACCACTTTTTCATAATGGCAAACACCCCTTCATGCTAAATGCTCCAGCTGCTAACAAGCCAAACAACAACAATAATGCTGTCCATTTTCGTTTGGTTGCAGTTGCTTTGGCTTTTTCCGTTTTTGCTTCTATTTTGTCCAGCTTGTAATCTTGCCGGCCTTCACGCTTTGTTTCCACTGCACCGGATCCGTTGTATTGACCGTCCTGGCGATATCTACGCCGTTCTTTGTTTCGCATTCTGGCCATTAGTAAACTTCACCGTTTGCTGTGCAAATCACCCATGCACCACTAAATTCAGCAATTTCACGTGCTTGCTGTGGGCATGACTCCACAAACCAATCAACCTTCAAATCCTGCACCTGCTGAGCTTTGTATTTGCTGATTGCCTGCGGTTTCATTCTATCTGATTCAGTGCCAAGATACATAATCAATTTGTTTACATTGAAACCGTGGCGATACAACCACCGTTGTGTGCTGCCACGGTCTTTTTCCATTCTTGCCGTAATAATCGTAATAGGCTGTTTTCGTGCCATGTATCGAACCTGTGCAGTTGTTGGATCCCATTGATCCGGTGTTTGGTCATAGCACAGCACGCCATCCATATCAAATGCCATCTGCGGAATGAATCCTGAATTGAATAGATTCCATTCCAGCAAATGTGGTGGTTCTAGATCCTTTACCCAGTAGTCTGGTTTATCTGTGGCATGTGGATTGCAATAAATTGCCGCCGTGTATCCTTTAACGGATCCAGCCAGTTTTTTTACCGTGTTGCCACCCATGCACGTATCGTCAACAAACAGCATATTTTTTGGTTGTTCTGTCGGCTGGAATCGCTGGCCATTGCCGACATACTTGGCCACGCCTTTTTGGTAGCTATACAATGGCAAGTGCATCATGGCAGCAATTGTGGCTGCTGGTATCATTCCAGATCTTGGAATTCCACAAATGCCATCAATCTTTGGTGGCAATTGCTTGCACAACAGCACTGCATCCTGTGCCAGCTGTGCAGTTGGAATTAATCTAGCATTTGCAAACGCTGGTGTGGCTGTGGCTTTGTTTAACTTAGCACGCCTTTTCTGGCATCCACCACAGGGTTTAATGCCAACAGCTTTTGTGAAATTTGCAACAGTATCACCAAACCCCTTTTTCATGCCACAGTTTCTGCGGGTTTTTTTACGTTTAGTAGCTCCACAGTTGTGGCACTTGTAGCCGTTTTCTATTGGTTCAAAGATGCAATCCATTATGCGTTTGAAATGTTCACCTGAATGCTTGCAGGATCACATAAAATTGACGGGCAGAAAAATCCAACCGTTGTGTCCCAACAGCCATTGGTGTTCGATCCTAAATTTAAGTTTGTAACAATACAATCCTGATCCGCCAAAATGAAATGAGCAATCAATTCATATCCTGCATCAATGTTGTATAGGAATAACAAATGCCAATCGTCGCCACATCGAAACAATTCGAGTCGCTGCACATCACAGCTGATTAATGAATAATCTGATGCTTCATATGCCCATAAACAACCGCCAGCTGTGCATGGATCAAATGTTGCCTTGGATTGGCTTTCATCTATCTTTGTTAGTGTAAACGTATCATTTAGATCAGTGCAAGTGCTGCAATCTGTAACATTAGCCACACCTGATATTGTTACATCATATTCATCCGGCACGTAGCAATCACATCCACAATCAACTGTATAACTTGCACATCCAGATTGTTCACTGTCCAGATACTGATGCACCCAATTGTAAATGCCAAAACCTGCCCCAACCGTATAATCGGTTCCGCTGCAATTCAGTGTATCAACCACGCCAGATGGTGATGATTGCACTATTCCAACTCTGGTGCCATTTAAAGATGTGTAGCTGAAACCAACATCAACACCGCCAAAATCAATATTTACAAATGGATCTGTTCCGCATTCTGTGCGTTGGTCAGCATTAATTTCAATTCCCACATCTACTTTTGTGGTTCCCAATCCAAGATCAATAGCAATTACATCTGTAATATTTGAAACTGTGCCACTTACGTTTTGCCGGCCACGTGCTTCAAAATTATGCTGCACCTGTCCAGGCGATACATTGAAATCTGGCTTGTATTCAATTTGTATTCCTGTCCAATTGTCTTCGTCAATGTAATCAAACATGAACACCATAATCTGATTTCTGACAGGTTCACCAGCTGATGAATCCCAACATGATGCACCATCGGTGGAATCGCAAGTATCCCAAAATGTATACATCCACCATTGGAATTTGGATGCAATCACTAATGTTGATAGATAAGATCCAGCCAGATTGCCTGTTGGTGTCAGATAATGATCTGCGCTATATTTGAATCCTTTTGAATCCGTGCTGCTATCACAGCTGGTGATGCCAGATCCGCACGCATCATTCCTGATTTCCCAAAATTGGCCACCTTCTTCAGTGAACACCCCTAATTGATCAAACGTACCACCATTTAGGTTCATTCGTGATGGATTGCCATCTATGGAGCCAAAATATTTACGCTCAAATACTGATTCATACCAGTTTTTACAGAATTCAGATTTGTAAACTATGCAGCAATCACAATCACAACCGGCATTGAATCTAGATAGCATTTATTCGCACTCTGCCATGTCCACAAACCAATTTTCACCACATCCATTGGCCTTGATCATTACGTGCTGGCCACCTGCCACAGCTGCATCTGCAATGTTGTATGCTGTCAAGCCATAGCCGGAATAAGTAAACACGCCGGAAACAATGGTGTATATATCAACCTGACCACTGCCGGCTGTTGTTCCGCTTCTGGCACTGATGCCATTCGGTGCTTTGCCAACTGCCGTCTGTGGTTCATCTGCCAGCCAGATTCCTGATTTGAAATTTCGTCTGCACATCACATATGCACCAACTGGAATTGGCACCGGTGCAATGTTATACACCGTTATATCATCACGACCTGTTGCCGTGATTGCACCAGTAGAATCTATATCGTAAACAGTGCCGATGCCTTCACCTAGCTGGCCAGATGCCTTTGGTGTAACCATCGTTGTGATCTGTACCAAAATCTGATCCTCACGTGGCGATTGATACGCCGGTGCAGAATTCATCAACTGATGCCTGTGCATCAATTGTTGCAGCTTCTGGTGATCTGCACGTAGCTGTGCAACACCACGATCTGATATTAAATTGCCAGCCATTAAATGCGTGCCGTTGTGATTCTTGCAGGATCCGTTGGAAGGTTTCTATTAGTGATGGTTGTGTTGCTTGGATAATATTCAAACACTGCACCAGGTTCAATGTTTAACGTGGTAATTGTTTTATCACTGCCGGCTGATGCTCTAAATTCACCGCCATTGTTTAGGTTTAATGTTGTAATTGTGCAAGCAGAATCAATGTGCAGCACGCCACCATCTAGATTTGCTGTTGTCACAGCTGCTGATTGTTTTAATGTTGTTGTGCCAGCATCCAGATTTAATGTTGTGTGCGTACTGTCAAATACTACGCTGGCACCAAAGTTGAAACTGCTGGTCACAGTGCCACCAATGCCAACATGCACATCACCTGAAATACCACGCAATTCTGTGATTGTGCTGGTCGTTCCAGCACGGCCAATTGAAACACCTCCACCGGCACAGGTGATTGTGCCAATGCCTGTGCCTGTTAAATATAGGCCACTTTCGCCGGTGCTGTAACTAGCTGTGCCATTAATCACTGGATCCACTGCGTTTGATCCCAAATCAATATAAGCTACCCCTGATCCTTGAAATGTAAGTGCATCGGTTGCAATCTGCAAATCTGCTGACTTGCTGCCTATTGCACCGCTGTATCCTTCTTCAACCGTTAAGCTATTCAACGTCACTGCTGATTGATTCAATCCAGCTGTGATGCTGACCGTATAGGCTGCACTTAAAATTACATCATCTGCACTTGCTGGCACGCCCGATGGTGACCAATTTCCGGCCACTGACCAATCACCATCTGTGGCACCTGTCCAAATCTTTACTGCCATCGTTCAACTTTCCTTATGGGTTTGGATCATCAAACCTTAATGGCTTGAAATCTTTTTCTGGGTAAACTGCATAACGCAAATAAGCACCAACCTGTGTTGATGCGCTTGCCATTTGACGTGATGGCTGCCCCTCACCATTCAACAATGCTGGCTCATTAATTGGATGCCCCTTTTCATCAAGGATCAATTGATCCTCCCACATTTGTGTTTGGTTATTTTGCACTAATTGTGTTTTTCCCCTGTCCAGTATATCTATTCGCCATCCACGATATGCGTCGACTTCACAAACATAATCAACTCTCCAGAATCTCACTTTGTTCTGCCACTGTGCTGATCCTGTTATGCCTTGCAATTTTACTGAAAATGCTGGCGCGAAAAATTGAAAACCGTTAATGTTAAAGTTGAATGGAAATTTATTAACACTATCTTGAAAATGCAGCAAATTAGTTGGAAAGTCTTTGTGTAGCCTTGTAACTGTCAACAGCAGACGTGTGTAATCAACCTCAACTGGTGGATCAAACGCTTTGTGTGCGCTGTTTACAATAGGCTGCCCGTTTTCAAGCTCCGTGGTCAAACCCAAACCACCAACCACTGGTTCTGCAAAATTCTGTGTATCCCAACCCAATTGGCGATGTAACTTTTGACGTTGAAACATTAACAGTTGATATGGCTCTAACTTAAACTTCTGTTTTCCAATGTATGCACCTTTTTCGGCTGGCCTGCTGCGCTGCACCATCTGCACGTTAATATCCGGCCCAACTTCTGACCAATCACTTGGCGTGTCACCATCTTTGGTTTTTGGCTGCGTTTCGCCTGGCTGATTTGTTGTGCCGCCATCCAAACCTAGCTGCAATGGTGCATACGTGACATCATATGCCCAAACCGTGCCACTAATCTGTGAAACGCTGATATTCTTGGCAACCATGTTTCTGTTTGTATCGTTGCCGATGTTTTCAAATGAATCGCCAGGTTCTGGCACACGTGTTCCAGTGTTTGGATCTACTGGATACCCTAGCGACTCCACACCATCCAGCACTTCCGTGCTTGTGACAATAAAACGCACGTTGTACTGTGGGTTGCCTTGTGGCCAGCTAATAGATGCTTTCCGGCTGTCTCTGTCGATCACTACTGATTCAATTGCCATTATGCTATTCCTGCCACTGGTGCTGCTGGTATTTTTAGTTCTGCAATTGCATCTGCTGCATCTGCTGTGTTGCCTGCTATTGCCTCAAGCAACTTCACCATTAATTTGGTTTGCCGTTCTCTGGTTCTGGCTGATACTTCTGCTGTAGTGCCTTTAATTACTGCTGACACCGATGTATTAAGTGCAGCCAGCCGTGCTTCTAATCCATCCAATGCAGAATCATCCACATCGACTTTGATGTTTGCTTTGGCCTCTTCTTCTAATTTTTCCAGCTTCTTGTTGATCTTTTCAAACATCTTTTCAATTTGCGATCCAACAACTGCCGCTGCTGCTAATGCCGCCAATGTTTTCACCACCCCTTCAGTGAGTGATTTCAATGTTGCTTGCGCTTTGGCTGCGTCTTTGATTGCCTCAACAATCATTTTGATGGCTTTTATCAATCGTGGAACAATTGCAATTACCACTAGAAATGTTGTCGCCATAGCTGCATATTTTACCACTAGCTGTGCAACTGATTTTGCATTGTTAATGTTAGTTTTTGCCAGCTCTGTCATAAATTTAATCAACGGTTTGAATGCTGTCGCAATAATTATCGTGATCTGTATCTTCAAACTGGCAAATGCTGTTGATAGTCTTAGCAATGAATCGTTGTATTGCTCAACCGCTGCCAATGATGCGCCGCTGAACGTGCCGGCTAATTCATCAAATTCAACACCAAGTGCATCAATTTCAGCCGCTGTCATGTTAGCAATAGCCATCATGCCTGCACCAGCTTCACCGAACATTTGACGCAATGCAGCAATTTTTTGTGCGTGTGTTGGTAGTGCTGAAATAGCTTTAATCACCTCTTTGAATGCTTCTGCTGGATTCATTGCTGCTAATGCTTCAAATTCTAATCCAAGGTTTTTGAATGCGTCTTGTGCGCCTTTGCTTCCTGATTCGGCTTGCCCTAGTATGTTTAGGAAGTCCTCCATAGCTTTGTTAATAACATCAACTTCGATTCCACTGAGTTGTGCAAGAAATTGTATCTGCCTCAATTCCTGCACCTCCATTCCTAGCTTTGCAGATGTCTTTGCAAGTTTGTCCAGGTCTTGTGTCAAACCCACAAACATGGATCTGATTGCATGGAATCCAGCATAGGCACCAATGGTTGCAATGGCTGTTCTGGCCATGTTCTTCAAACTGGCACTAACCGCTAGGGTTTGATTTCTCATGCCCTTCATGGATCTATTGGCACGATGCACGCCAGATTCAAATGGCTTAGTGCGTGCAATAAATGTCGTTGCTAGTGATCCGATGTTTGTTGCCATTGTTTACTTTCCAAATAGTGCAGCCATTTCAGCTTCATCATCTGCAACTGTCATTTTTTGTGGTTTCTGCTGTGCAAACTCTGGCAGGAAGTGATCCAAATTAACCTGATCCGCACGGCTGCTGGCCAGTATATTCACCATCATTGAGCAAATATAGCTGGTCTGCATCCAACCTTCGCCAAATGGTTCACACCGATAAAATGCAACCCATTCGGCAAATTGTTCTGATGTTATGGAATCCAACATTTGATCCACGTTAACATGGCCGGTGGCCAATGCTAGGCGATAGGCAAACCGCCGCCGTGGATCATTTCTGAGTTTTTTTCCAGTTCATCAACTTCATCATCACTAAATCCACAATGCTTGCTGGCCACTTCAAACAATTTTTGCACCAGCTGGCCATCCAGATCATCTAAACTTTTTAGATCTGACATATCCAGCATTGTGTTTTGGTCTTCATCTACCAGTGTATACACCAACAAACGTTTCCTAGCATCAACATTCACGCCACCCTTTTTGTTTAGGATGCTACGCTCAAATTCTGATTTCTCACGTTCTGTCATATTTTGAAACGTGAATTCAATGCCATCAATCGTTGTGCTGGTGTGCCGCCTAGTACTACACTTCAGCAGTATCGCTTTCGTCGCTTTCAATTTCTTCTTCCTCATTTGCTGGTGGCTGATTCACAGAACCAACCGCGCCCCCTAAATAATCACCAACTGCATCAACCACAGCAGCTTTCACGCTTTCCGGCTGTGCGACTGAGAAGCAAATCGGTGATCCTTCAACAATTCCACAATAACCAATTCCAATGCCATCTAATCTGATCAGTTTAACATCCTGAATAAGCTGGTTTGGATGGTCGTCAATTGAAATATTCATTCTAGCTTCCTGCTGTGTATGTAATGTCGCCTGCCCATTTAATGGTGGCTTCACCCATCATGATTTCACCATTGACCAAATCAGGTGATGTGCTGTTTGTCAAAAATGCACTGCCACTTAACGTTGCAGCTGTACTTTCACCAGATTTTAGTGGATAGGTAACTGTGACAGTTTCCGCTGCACTGTTAATCGGTGGGAATGTGCTGGCAGATTGATCCCATTGGAATTCAACTGTCATTTCACCAGGATCTGATAAATCATCTGGTGTGAATTCTTTATGAACCGTTGTTCCTAAATGTGAAACTTCCAGTGATTCGCGTGAAGTACCTGTGCCACCAATTCTGGTGTAGTTTGCTGTGAAACCGGTGGTTCCGAATGCAATAGTTGCACTGTTGCCTGTCTGTGCCATTGTTAGTGGCTCCTATGTTAAAACGTGGGAATTGATTCTGTAAATGTAATTCTAAAATCTAGGCTGTTAACGTATAGGCCATCATCGCTGCCATCATTAGGCACCAGATAACCAACTGCACGATCTTCCAGCTGGCTTGCCTGTATTGTTTGGCTGCCTGCACTGCCCGTGTATCCATGCAGCACCTGCCGGATCACTTCGGCCACTTCATCTGCTTTGATTCGTGTATCTGCATAACATGCAATCGTAACACTGCTTTGGCTAATACCACCAGCACCACTTAGCTGTTCTTCATGATCACTGGCTGTTTCTTGGATCACTAACGCCGGCATCGTTTCATTCTGTGCCAGTGCATCCGGCCTAATACGTGTGCTGACTTCATCCGTCACTGTCGTTTTGGTCAGTAGGTACGTTCTTATTGCTTGTGCTATCATTTGGCCACCTGCAACATCTTTTGGCGTGCTTTTTCGGCTGCTGCTTTGACTGCTTGCCGGCCTTTGAGTATTGCAGCCATTTTCACCGGTGCTTTTGATGCACGTTGTGCTTCATTCTGATATTTGATTGCCTTAACACGGCCACCGCCACGATGCCCCCAATAAACTGCAACATGGCCATCATTGACCAGATGAGCATATCTAGCTGATTTCGGATCGCCTTTTGTGTATCTGTGACCAACTTTAGTGGCAATTATTCCTGCACGTGCCAATTCACGTTTAGTTGACCATTTGCTCGATGGCTTATCTGCTAGGGATTTTCGCAAACGGTTTTTTACATCACCACGTTTGGCTTTCAAATCATCCGATTGCAGATCTGTTGATCCTGTCTTAGATCCCTGTGGCGTTCTGTTTC